CCAGCAGCGGGGGTTACGATAGATGCCGAAGCGTCAACCTTTGTGATGCTAGAACTGATTGCACTCATATGAAAGCGAACAGAAGCGCCAAGAAGGTTGATTGCATTTCCAGATGCATCCTCGAGCCTAGCCAGCATCGAAGGGCTTGTGTCGTTTTGCTTGATGTAAAAAACCATTATGCCGCCTCGTTTGCTTGCTGCGTCACAATACACGCATTTGGCCCAATCTTCACTAGGGCGACGTTATTTGAAGGATCAGAAATGCTGATCGACCTTCTAGCGCTTCCATTGACATATGCTGGCCCAAACACAGGCGCACCTGTCACAATGCTGTCTGCGCTGAGGATTACCGTGACATCCATAACAGATGGCTGAATTACAGGTGCGCCAGCCAAAACATTATCGGCCTGCAACTCGTGTTCTTGCTCGATGGTAGAGGCGTCAACAATGGGCGCGGCTGTCGTGATGTCATCGGCGCTCAAAACATGGACAACAATCGCTGTGGGGCTTCCAACAACGGGCGGCTGGGTGGTGATGTTAGCCGCTGTCAGAACTTCCACCTGCGCAATGACAGATGCAGAAATGACAGGCGCGCCGCTTGCGATACTCACTGGCGCAAGGTCATGCTCTTGCTCAATCGTCGGTTGTCCGACCCTTGGGAAGTCAGCCGTTATCGGGTCAGCGTTTAGCGTTTCACGCTCTGACATTGTAATCGCAGGAACAACAGCGTTGCCCGTCGCAATGTTGTCGCCGTTTAGATTTTCATCTTGCTCGATTGTGGCTGTCGCAATGACGGGTGCGCCCGACAAAATCGGATCAGCCGCAAAGGTCTCGTCCTCTGACATTGTGATTGCGGGGACAACTGGTTGACCTGTAATAATTGCCACTGGTGAGAGTTCATGCTCTTGCAGTAGGTCAGAGGCTTGTACTGTAGGCTGACCAGTAGTGGTTGGGTCAGCAGAGAAAGTCTCTTCTTCAGAAGCACTGATAGCTGGCACTACAGGTTGGCCGGTTGTAATGCTGTTTGCCGGTAGGATGTGTGTCCGAACAAGCGTTGACAACGGAACGACTGGTAACCCTGTCGTCAAGCCATCGGCTGTAAGGCCGTGTTCCTGAGCTACAGTAGAACTATCAACAACAGCTTGACCCGTGACAATGCCATCAGCATTTATGGGGTAGACGATAACCGCCCCATCATCAGCCAGAGGCGCAGAGGCTAAAGGCGCAGAGGCTAGAGGCGAAAATCCAAGCATTTAGATGTAGCCTGACATTAGTTAGGTTCCCTGCTGGCCTGCGCTGCCGCCTCGACTTCCGCCTGACGTTCGACTTCCACCTGACGCTCGGCTGCGGTCTTGACCCAGCCCTGTGCGAAGGCCAGCGTGACCATTTCGTCTTTCGCGTTGGGGATTTGAATTCCAGCTTCTAGGCACTTGGTCACTGTGATCCCTACAATCTCGTCTGTGGCGAGGCGCGCGCGTTCGTGGACCGAGTTGTCGATCCAATCCTGCTGCGACAACGCTGCGTAGGACAGTGCCGCGTCTTCGGCGGGGGTGAGGGTGACGGTGTAGTTCATAGTTATTATCCTTTCGGTTATCCGAGGAGAAAGCCACAAAAATTGGAGTATAACCCAGAGCCAAACAGACTTGGCGCATTGTAATCAGACGAAATGTAGATATCAGCGTAATCACCAACAGACATAGCCATGATAGATGTGATACTACAGTTTTCCCAAGCGTCGCTATTATTGAAATGGCTCACCTTCACATCCGCGCCATTTTTCCGAAGATTCATAGACCCGAGTTGCAGTCTTCCTGATGCATCCCCCAAGATGCCGTTTGCGCCAAAGTAATAATTGCCCGAAACAGGCGCAGTAAATCTTCCTGTGGCGCTGCTGTAATGGCCCCCAATATTTGTTTCTATATTGTTCCAAAGTACAACTGCATTTCTAACATCGCCAGATGTTAAAGTTGCTTGGAACGCAGCGCCAAGCGTGGGTATTCCAGACAGGTCACTATAAGCGCCCGTAGTGGCAACTGTCGCCAAGTCTGAAGGCTGCACAATGTCTTCACCAGACGCAGTGATGTAGACCACCGCATCGCCTGAAAGGTTCAGCAGAGAGCCTGTAGAGCTTTCACCAAGAACACGAGTGAGAGTGCCAGCAGAGTAAGTGCCAGAGCCGATTTCCCACGCATTGCCATCCTCAATGGTGTAGCGACATACATCAGAGTTGACGACACCAGCGGCAGAAAAGGATTGGTAGCCAGCAACAGCAGTACCAAGTGTGATATTACCAGTACCTGCTGTTGAGGTGCTGACTTTAGCTCTGTTTGCGAAAGTGACCATATGTCAGCACCTCTTTATTAAACGGGGTCAGGGATACCGATAGAAACGGCAGAAAGCGTGAATGTGTTTCCCGTTGTGACAGACTGCGAAGCCGTCAAAGAACCCGTCGCCAGCAAGCGGCTGTTGACAGTATCAACGATAGCGTAGTGAGTAGCTGTGCCTGTGCCTGTGACAGAACCATCAGCGATAGCTGCTACGACAACCTCACGACCGCCACCTGAGCGATCCTGTGGGGCACCAATGCTAAGGCTTGTGCTGTGGCCAAGGGCGTAGGTCACGTTAGCTTCAGTGAATGTTGTAGCCTCTTGTGAGGTGCTGATGATTTTGTTTGCTTCTGTGTCGAGAACGGTGAGGCCGTTGTCAAACACGCGGTCGTTGAGTGTAGCCATAACGGCCTCCTGTGGTTGTGTATAGCGCGCAGTGTATCATGGTTGGGTTGGCCAAGCAATTTCACTGGGGAAGCCCTCTTGCTCTGGAACGTCCCGAAGCGCTTGGCGGTAGGTTGCCCATGCTGCCTGATCAACGGGGGCGTCCAACACTTGCGTCCAATCGGACACCAAAAGAAGTTGGTCACGTTCTACCCTGACTTGATCTTCTGTTGGCTCTGGTTCCGGCTCTGGGGCGGCTTCCTGTGGAGGTTGCAAAATGGCCCATTCGTCGCCAGTCCACTGCGCGCGTTGGCCCTTACTTAATTCAGGAGGCTCAGTCTCGACACAACCGCCGGGTATAAGCCACCCATTTGGGGTTAGAGGGTCAGGGTCCGCTGTGATTGCCTCAACATAAACCCCGTCATTGTTTGTCTGATATACTTGCATATTTTACCTCAGAATTTAATGCAGGCGAGCAATGCCACGTTTGTAGGTCGGGTCTCTTGACCTGTTAGGGCGTCAAAAACCACACCTTCATCTTGAGCGCCAGTGCCAAAAGCCCGACCAGAAGCAGCCACATTTCGTGGAACAATATACGAACGGCCATCAACGAACCCGTGATCGTGCTCACCTACCTGATCGTCCTGTGCGGTCCCAAAAGAGCGGCCACTATCTACGCCACGGCCATCGTCCCACCCCCGAACAAACTCGCCACGAAGGTCTGGCACATTAAAGGTTGTGGAACCATCGCCTACTCCGAAGGTTGTCCCGATAGCTGAGAACAGGGTAGCGTATGTCGTCCGCGAAACGGCTGCACCGTTAGCCTTTATAAAACCAGTCGGCGCACTATTGGCGGCATAGTGAATAACCGTTCCGGCAGGCATTGAAAAAGCAAGAGTATCAATAGCAGCCTTAATCTTGGTTGGGGAGACAAGGCTTTCCGTCGTGCCAGTACCAGTTTCCCAAGTTGATGTGGCTTGGTCCCCGATGATACCTACCTGAGTTCCACCACTGTTGACAACCTGCGTGTCATCTAGCAGGCGAAACGCATCAGCGGTTTGGTCAAAAAATGAAATCGAAATCCACGCATCATTGTTGGAGCTTCGCATCTTCAGGATATTTGTGCCCGTGTCATACCACCACTGATAAGCGTAGGTGGTCGCTGGAGCGGTTGCGCCTGACGAGTTAGAACCAAGCGCCAGCAAGGCGGAGTTCAAGTCACTTCGAAATGACGGGAAGCCCTGATTGGCGATGTTGAAGTCATTTTGGCTCATGTCAATTCCTTGCCATATCCTTTCGCCACATAGTCAATCGTGGTCGGGTTTGTGCTTACAGATGCACCCGTAAATGTGGTAATTGTGAAACCGCTACGGCTTTTTCCAGAAATAACATATCTGTCACCATCTGCCAAGGTTGCAGCTATTCCAAGCGCGGGCACAGCCTTAAACGCTGCTGGAAACGTGACAGCGAGGGACTCAGTGTAGGTCAGATCGTCTTGAGCCTCTAAACGGTCAGGCATGTCCACTTCAACGCTTAACTCACGAACGGCGGGCGCGTTGCCGCCGCTTGTGCTTTCCAAGACAGCCCTGAAACGCAATGCGCGGGCGCTGATGTCACCCACGATAAAGTCACGCCAATCAGACCAAACAGGCGAGCCAGCAGGGTCGTCATTGGTGGTTGATACCTGTGTCCTTACGGATGTCGTGTCAAACTGACTTGGATCACCGTCGAAGTCTCCTGCGCGCGCATCAAACAATCCCAGAGCAGAGTCGAAATCATTTATGTAATCCAAGAAGTCCAGCAACATGGAAGTCGTGACGCGGCTAACATACTCTTCACCAAGGTCAATGTATTCGTCAAACTGATATGTCCCTGATGCAGACACCGTGCCAAAGCCACCGTCAAACAAGCCCAACGCATCGTCAAAGTCGCCAGATGCTTCGTCGAACAAAAGCGATGTATCCAGCGTAATGAAGTTGGACGCATCATCGTTTACGACAGAAACGCCATCCCTTACCCCCAAGAAATTTGGATGTTCGTCTTGCGTCTCAACCACATTCAGAGAGTCTATGTCTGCAACATTCGTATCAATGACAATGCTTGCGGCATTTGAACTTGATATATCCAGCTTGTCTACGGCCTTGATGAAGTATGTTCCTGTTTGGGCGGGGACCGTTGCCGTGTTGGCAGGTCTTGAAATGCGCTGGACAAGATCAACAGACTTTTGATATTTAGCCCCGCTTGTGAGCGACGAATACCGCAGCTTGTAATGAGATAGATCAAGGTCGCTAACAGGCGTCCAGCTTAGGTGCAAAGTGTTGCCCACGACATTGGCAGAGAAGTTTGTCACATCCTCTGGCACCTGCTCAAACAGGGTCGCATAGAAGTTTGTAATGGTATTGAACGGGCCTCTGACGCCAAAGACGTTGATCGCCCTTGCGCGGACATCAAACAGCCCGTCAGACACGCCAATCGCTTCAAAGCGACCACTGCCCGATTGACCAAGATTAATGAACTCTGTTTCGTCAGCCCGTTTGAACTCCACCTCAAACCTGTCAACAAACGGGCTATCTGCCACCACATCAATAATCAGCGCACCCACTACTTGCTGGTTGGCAACGCGCAACTCAGTGCTAAGCGAAATGCCTGCGGCAGGCGCGACCAACGGCGACGGCAACGAGGTGTTGTTGCTGATTATCGCCGATTCTTCAGCGTTCCAATCAAAAGCCGCCTCGGATGTCTCGCGCAGCGTCAACGTCACGCGCAGATCGCCCGCCTCACCGTTAGGGCCGAACTTCCAGGCGGCCACCTCAAACTCTTTTTCGTCCCATCCGTATCGGTCAATCGTCAGCGCGATGATTTCGCCAACCTCAACATCAAGCGCGTTTAGCCCAAAGTCCGCAGTGAATGTCATTTGCTCGCGTGCGCGGAACAGGGTCAGCTTGGCAATGCGTTGCGCTGTGGCGCCACTTGTGGTTAGCGGTAGCTGCATGTCCAGAGCGGTTTCGTCGCCACCGTCCTCAGTCTCAAACACTGACGACGTGAATGGAGGGTAGTCAACCGTGACCCAGCGAGAGTCCGCGTCGTTAAACGTGCCTTGCACCGCATTAAACTGATCCCGCAGATTGGCTCGCGTATCCAGCGAGATGTTGCTGCGCAGGTCGTCCAGCGTGAGAACCTTGGTCGGAGCCACATAGTCAGCCGCGATCAACTTCCATTTGCCAGCGCCCCAAAACAAAGTCCCGGCGCAGGATGTCATCATGCGTCCCAAGATGGTTGAATGGCTTTCACCCGCCGTTATGACGCCGTTCATCATGTAGCGTTTTTCAGTCCCGCCGCCTGACAGCGTGATGTTCTCATCGCACACGTTAGCCGCCACAGAGAACGCTGTGTTGTCCACATCGCTGTCTTGTAGGCCGTAACCGCTGGTGATGTAGTCACGCACGCACAGAGCCGCGTTTGCGCTCCATGCCGTCGTGTCGCTGCG